GAAGATATGGCTTTACAGGGTTTCCTTGGTGAGCATGAAGTTCAGGAGAAGGTCGCTGAATTGATCAACCAATCAAAAGAGCGTCTTGAAATCGTTAAAGAAGCTATTAAGCTGGCCGGAAGTGGAAAGAGTACTAATATCTTTTTTAACGATGAGCCTTCGACTTCAAAGACCGCAAGTATGAAGCGCGGTATATTTGATTCAGTTATTAATTTTTAACCAAGGAGACGATAATGCTTGAATTACTCACCCCGATGGTAAAACTGGAACGTGTTACCAGATCCATCAATCCGGCCACTTTTGTGGCCGCGCCTGGTATCTGGGCACAAGTTCAGTCCGACGGGTCTCTGATTAATGTATTGGCAGGTGTCAATGCAAAAATCAATAAGCTCGTTATTAGTAGTGCGTCAAGCAACATTTATGAATCGCATGATGTTGAGGTCGGACGCGTTACCAGCATGGATTCTCATGGAATCCGTGTAAAAGTAGATACCGCGGGATTTACCGGTACGCCGGCCCAAGGTGATTTGCTTGTCGTGTGCAGTGAAGCGCTGAAACTTGGAAAACTCATTTCTACGGCCGGTGCGGTCAACGGAACATATGAAATCGTTGCGCGAGCTGAAGAAGTTTATTTGTCAAGCGGTATTATAATCTATCGCACGATTTCACCCACGATGATAACTATTAGTCGATAACAATTAAATTAGGAGAAATAGATATGTTTGAAATTCTTACACCCATGGAAAAAGTAGAACGTGTTTCACGCGCTATCAACCCGACAACATTCGTGGCCACCCCGGGTATCTGGGCCCTCCTGTATACGGATGGATCACTCAGGAATGTGGCTGCAACTGTCAACAACCTGATCAATAAACTCGTTATCGGCAGCGCTTCTTCCAACGTTTACGAATCGCATGATGTAGAGGTTGGGCGCATTGCCACGATGGAAAGTTTTGGCATTCGGTGCCAGACTGATTCTCAAGGTTTTACCACCGCTCATGGAGTTCCGGTTCTCGGAGATCAATTGGTCGTGAGTACCAATGCGGCAACGCTTGGAAAGCTTATTCCTCTTCGTCTTTCGACTCCTGGAACATATGAAGTTGTCGCAAGAGTTGAGGGGTGGACGCTTGCAACCAGCGTCGTCGTATACAAAACATTGTCGCCCGTGATGGTAACGAATGCAAGCAGCGCTTCTTCGTCAGCGTCGCCGTCAACAAGCCCGTCGGGTTCAACGAGTCCGTCAGCGTCAGCGTCAGCCTAACAATGATTAGTCGTTGGTGATCGAAAGGTCACCAACGATTATTGAAAGGGATAATATGCTTGAAATATTAACTCCTATGTCAAAGATCGATCGCGTATCACGCAAGATTAACGCGGATACGTTTTCGTCTGAGCCTGGCATATGGGGATATGTCGCTGCTGACGAATCGCTCGTGAACATTATTACCGGAACTAATAAGCCTGTTAATAAGCTTGTTATGACCAGAGCATCTTCTAACACGTATGAGTCTAATGAATTAGCTGTTGGAAGAATTACGACCATGGAAAGTGTTGGTATTCGGTGCAAGATCACTTCTGAACTTTATACCGGAACACCTATTCAAGGTGATTTCATGGTTATAAGCAGTGCGCTCGGAACCGAAGGGCGCCTGATTCCAATACGTGCTTCTGCGATCGGTACTTATGAGGTTGTGGCCAGAGCTGAAGAGATTCATAATTCTGATGGGTACATTGTTATTCGTACACTTTCTCCGTATTCTGATTCTAATGATGTAAGCGCATCAGCTTCTATCAGCCCGTCTGGTTCAAGGAGCCCGTCTGGGTCAACAAGCCCATCTTCGAGCGCATCGGCGTCGATAAGTCCGTCATCGAGCACGTCAGCGTCTATAAGCCCGTCCTCGAGTACATCGGCTTCTATAAGCCCGTCGGCTTCAACAAGTCCATCAGCTTCTGAGAGTCCGTCTTCGAGTGAGTCGGCATCAGTAAGTCCGTCAGCGTCAACGAGTCCGTCAGCGTCAACCAGCGTATAGCGGATGTGTGAGGGGTCGGGGGTCGATCGTTTGGTTGGCCCCCACTTAACTGAAAGATAAAAAGTTCTTCTAAACCAAATTACAAGGAGTGTGGGTTATGATGAGAGACCTGTCCGCGATCCAGTTCAATGAAGCCTTCCTGGATAAAGTTGCGACAATTGAAGGCCAAGCTCAGCTTACGGAAGCCGGGCGTCAGTATGTGAAGACCGAGCTGCAAGAAGCCGCGTTCTCGCGGGCGATCGTCCCGCAGGAGCCGATCACGACTTCTGACTGCCAGCGCAACATCAACGACAACTCGCTGTATGTCATCCGTGACATTGAACCGGATGCGGCTGCGGTTGGTGTTGATAACCTCGGCGAGCCGAACGGAAAGTACGTCAAGGGTGAACGGTATATCATACCGGTCATCAATTTCTCGACCAGCCGTTTCCAGATCACGGTGGAAGACCTTCGGGCCTACCAGTACAAGATCACGAAACGTATCGAGGACAAATCCGTTCCCGTTCTGGAGAAGCTCGAAGATAAGTTCTTCCTTCGCCTGATCGGCGCCGCTGTTGCTGTTGCGACCGCGACAACCTGCAAAGCCGTCAAGTATACCGGTACACCCACCGTCGACCTTGAAATCTCTACCCGCGATATCGTCAAGATCAAAAATACTCTTGCTTCCGGTATCAATGGCAGCGATGCAAAACGCAAGGAAGTCGGCTGCATCCTGATGTGTCAGGAAGTGTTCGAGACCGCGGTTATCCTGCCGAGCGCCGGCGATGACTTCGGTAAAGACCGCGTTCTGAATGGGATCTCGTCTGATACCCTGTTCGGAACCAAAGTCGTTCGGACGATCAAGAGCGACATTCTTCCGCAGGGACACATGTGGGCATTCACGACACCCGATTTTCTCGGCCACAACTTCTCGCTGGGCGATCCGAACTTCGAGATCAAGTCGAATTTCGGTCTCATCGAGTGGCAGACCAAGGAATCGATTGCAATGGGTATCGGAAACGCTCTGTCCTGTGCGCTGTTGACCCTTAAGGGGTCGGTGGCTCCCGGAACAGCAACAGGCCTGGAAGTCACGACTTCCGGTACGGTTGATGCGGCGATTTCGACCTATTACGCCGGTCTGACGGTATAAGAAAGTCCTTTGGAGAATGGTGATAAATAAAGGCCTGGCCCCAACTGGGTCGGGCCTTTTTAACTTAAAGTGAGGGCTCTATGGCATTAGACATCGCGACATACACGGCAGCCCTGAGGGACTTTATTAAAGATCATGAAGCTTTTAATAGGCTTTTGAAGTTTGAAAAAGAGAATGAAGATAGTTATCTTCGACTTTATCTTAATATGGCATTGGGATTTCTTGATGCAATTCCTCCATACATCGGCCCATTCGGTTGGGACACTTTTCCGATTCCAAATTTGATAATTCATCAGGCGACAATTGAGTGCCTGATTTCAAATAGTATAGTCCAGGCTCGTAACGAGTTGGCGTATAATAATGGTGGTATCACCGTAAAGATTTCCGATGGAAATAGGTATCTGAATATTTTACAGATACTTTACAGAGCGACAGACATGGAGATCAAAACCTTGACGCAGATTAAGATAGCGATTAATATACAATCGGGGTGGGGCGGGGTCTCAAGCCCCTATTCTTTTTTGCACGGCCGAAGCGCTATCCTGAACCCGAACAGTATATTGGATGGATAATTATGAATCAACTTTTTGAAATGTACAAAGAATCTCTTGGTATTGAAAAGCACGCAATGAAAGCCGAAACAATCCTAATCGCCGGCCGAAATAGGGTGGCTAGATCTTTAGCAAATACACCAAAAAAAACATACGATCAAATGGTTCGTACCGGTGTTCTACCAATGGGGAGCAGAACCAGTCTTATTAAAAATCTTGATATAGCAAGACAATCGGCACCAAGAGAACTTTTATCATCAACTACAAGGGAAGATCCCAGTCTTTCATTAGCCACCGAAACGATTAATAAACTTTTTCCTAAAGGTGGCACTAATCTTAAGACGCACATACGCAAAAGAGGTCTTAATAGGATTATGAACCGATACATGTAATAGTAAATAACCTTGGATGGATAATTATGAATCAACTTTTTGAAATGTACAAAGAATCTCTTGGTATTGAAAAGCAAGCCAAACCTACAACTCAACGCATAGTGAATGCTTTAGAGAATCGAATTCGATCATCAATATCAAAAATGCCTGGGAAAAGGCTTCGTAGGGTATCTAAGATAATGGGTCATGAAGGGGGTGGAACTATAAAAAAACTTAGAAGTGAGGTATTGGATACCCCGCAGGGTTCATTTTATAATTCTATGTCGTCTAATGAAACTGATAGTTCGGCTCGCGAAAAGATATTAGGAAAACTCAAAAGAATAAAAATATTATTTCCAAAATATTAAGGAGATCAATCATGAAACAATTTACGAAGCAAGCTGCTTGCGCTTCCGGAAAGTCAGCCGCTCGGACCGCGATGAAGCAGTCCAAATACATGAAGAAGACGGCTGAGGATAGCGCCACTTTCAACGAGACCGTTCCACAGATTGCGCCCAATCAACCCCAGAATGATTATTACGGTAATCAGGGAAACCTTCAGCCGTATAAGAACACATCTGTTGGGCAAGCTGGTCAGCAGGATCAGTATGCGGCTGTTCCCGCAGGCTATGATGAACAACAGCAAATGGCTCCTGAGATGCCCGGAGCGCCCCCTGAAATGATCGGGGCTGCACAATCATTCCTTGGTCCCGAGGTCATGCAGGCAGCTTCACAAGGCGATCCTTCAGCTATGGATCTTGTGGCAAGAACCGCCGCCCATGTCGGTATGAATTTCACAAATATGATGTCTAACCAATCTATGGCAGGACAGGAAGGTGCAGACGCAGGACAGATTGAAGGAGCCGCCGCTCCCGAGATGGCTCCGCAGGGAATCTCAACACCTGAGGAGGATATAGTTAATGAACTCGTTCCAGATATTCAGGCTCAGCCGCAAATGGCTCCTCAAGGACAGCAACCCTCATCCGGGCAACCAGCGCAAGGCCAGGAAGTTGCGGGTCAAGGTGAAGAAACGGCTCAAAAGGAACAGGGTGGAGAAGCGGATGACATGCCAAACCATATCGATCTTAAAACTGTTGCAAAACTGATCAACCTGGCAAAAGCCGGCAAAATCTAATCTTGCAAAAAAATAGTATTAACTGTAATATTAAAGGCAGCTGCTTGCTGCCTTTTTCGTTTAGAAGTATATTTAGTGAGGAGGTACTAAATGCAGATGGCCTCGTTAAGCTTTGCCTATGCAGAGCTTCGACCCTCTGGGGCGTACCAAGATTGGATGCCGGAGAACGACTATCAAAAGTTTCTGGTTGATAATCTTGCTAAGAATCTCCAGGTAGTAAGATCGGCAATGCCAGCAGGATGCTCTATGCGCGTCTCTTCTGGTGTCAGGACAGCCGATGATTTCAACAGACTTCAATTACAAGGCTACCACCCCTCAGAAACGTCAGATCACTATTGCGGCAACGTGGTAAAAATAGACAAATCATCCAACAATTATAAAAAATTTGGCCCATTATATTTCTTCTCTTCAGGCGCTGCCGATATAGTTCCAGCCGGTGTCGATACTGAATATCTTTTTAAATTAGGCGTTAATTTGACAAAGAAGAATCTTTGTAAATTTGGTCAAATCATATTGGAAGAGGATACATCAAAGGCGACAAAGTGGGTACATTTCTCAAATGATTATAGTTTAATTTTCTCTCCCGATATTGTAAAATTTATTAATAGATCACAATTCTTAACCACAATCGATGGTGGAAAAACGTACACCGTATATAATCTGTAGGTATAATTATGTATTTCACGATGATAGAAGTGGTTAAGACGTCTTCCAACTTTTTTTATGTGGAATGGGATCTGGCACCTAATCCGTCAGCATCTTCATCTACCTCTCCGTCAAGCTCAGAATCTTTATCAGCATCCGTTTCTCAATCGCCATCATTGTCGCCGTCATCATCTGCTTCAGAATCGGCGTCTGCATCACCATCATTTGCACCAGGCGATACGATTGACGATCTTAAATTTCAAATCCACTGGTCAAGGGATCCAATATCTGGATTCCTTCCAGTTCTTGATGCCGATGGTAATCCTGTAGAGATAGATGGTGCTGTAGGCCCCTTATCCTACACTCACCAGGTCAGACAATATGATTTCAACCAGGACTCTTATTATAAAGTCCTTGCAATAGAAAAAGCCGACGAAACCAATCAATTTTTTTCCTCAACCGTTTTCGTTGGTATGTATAGCGACGGCGTACACGAGACAATGCGCTATGCTGAAGATATCCTGTATTCGTTTTATCACGGCGAGCCGTGCCTCATAATTAAAAAGAAATCGTTTGGTGCCAGATGCCCAACTTGCTGGTCGGCAGAACGTCAGCAACGTGTCAGAACTCATTGTGATACTTGTAAGGGATCTGGATATGTCGCAGGTTATTATCAGGCTATACGCGAACAGGTGGCGTTTGATTCTGATCCTAAAAAGTCTGATTCACAAAAAGAATTTGAAAATGTATTTGATACAATACGTGCCCGTTTGTCAAATTATCCTTTAGTTCGTACGAAAGATTTAATTGTCAATCTTGACAATAATAAAAGATTCGTTATTAGTCATGTTGAGACCACGAAGCTTCCAAAGTTAAGTGTTCTTGATGGTTCAACAAAAGTATTATCAAAACAGAATTACATCCTAAGTCAGCTCCTCACGCTTGAGGAGCTTAACCCCGATGATAATGAATACTTTTTGACAGCGGATAATATACCCGCAATTCCAATTACTGATGAAGGTAATACTGGAAGTACCCTTCCATTTTTTAATGATCACCTGCCGGTAACAGTTGATCTGCCGCTACGTATTGATGATGGTCATCAGCATATAATATTCCAATATTCATCTGATGACTTTGAATTAGTCTCCGGTTATTTCACACTGAAAAATACCGTAGGCATGATTGGCTCCGCGCCTTTTGTCGCAGGAGAAGTTCTAACACCGGCATTAAAAGCCGTTTTTGTAGATGATGATGGTACGATCCTTCATGCGGATTGTACGGATGTAACGCAGGTCGACCGGGTGGTCGGTATAGCTTTAGGCGAAGCTGCAGAGGGTGGCAACGTCATAGTACAAAAGATGGGTAGACTTACAAATTTAGACTGGAACTGGATTGTTGGTAAAGGGATTTTCTTCGATGAAAATGGAGAATTAACCCAAACACCGCCAACGTCCGGTTACTGGATGAATATTGCGAAAGTCATTACCCCTACAACCATAGATCTTCTTTTGCGATTACCAGTCATTTTAGTATAGGAGCACAAAATGCCAAAGGTCAGTGTTATTCTCCCCTCGAGGAATGAAATATTTCTCGAGAAGACGATCGATGATTTGTTTAAAAAATGTCGTGGGGATTTTGAGATTTTAGCTGTTCTTGATGGATATGAACCCACCCCTCCCATTCCTGAAAGAGAAAATCTTGTCTTTATCAGGAAACCGATTGCTCAAGGTATGCGGCCGGCAATCAACGATGCTGCCAAAATAGCCAAGGGTGAATATCTTCTTAAACTCGACGCCCATTGCATGGTGGAAGAGGGGTTTGATCTTACCCTTGCGGCGGATTGCGACAAGGATTGGATCGTTATCCCGAGGCGCAAAAGTCTTGATGCGGAGAACTGGGCAATCGCTGAAAACGGTAAATCACCGGTCGATTATCATTACCTGACCTATCCATATCTGAAACCGGATGAGATCGGTATGCATGGTCAGGTATGGAATGATCGTGCCCGATCCAGATTGGATATCCCGATTGACGATGAGATGTCATCACAGGGTTCGTGCTGGTTCATGCATAAAGAATATTTTTGGAAATTCGGCGGAATGGATTGTGTCGGGTACGGTGATTTCGTTCAGGAAGCCCAACAGATAATGAATCGGTGTTGGCTATCAGGAGGGCGCTGCGTGATCAATAAGAAAACGTGGTATGCCCATCTTCATAAAGGCAAAAAATACGGTCGTGGATATTATATTTCCAAACAGAAAATGATTAACGGGGCCGTGTATTCCGCCGATTATTGGATGAATAACAGGTGGCCTGATCGAATCCATGACCTCGAATGGCTGATAGATAAATTTTGGCCGGTCCCTACGTGGCCCGAGAATTGGAAAGAGATACAGAATAGAAAATGATCCACGGTAACTCGATCGGGATAGTAACCCGCTTCATGAACCGTCTGGATTATTTATCTCAATCTCTTCCAACTTGGATCAAACTGCCCGAGATTGATCAGATTATAATCGTTGACTGGAGCTCTGAAGAGTCGGCTATCCCGTTAATAGATAGCATCAATGATGATAGAATAAGCATTGTG